GGTGATCGCATCACCAGCTCGGGCAATTTCTTTCAGAACCTCGTGGCGTGGTTCTCGTATTTGGTGGATCCAGAACACGTGAAGGACGCGTTCGACACCTTGCTGAAGTTCAAGGGAGCGCGTATGTTTTATGTGTCGCCTCGCGACACACAGATGATCCAGTTACGAGGAAAGCTCGTTCGCAAGAAGTACTTGGCGTGCTTGGCGTTCGAGGGTGATGACACGCTCGCAAAGTTCGACGAGAACATATGGCCTGAGCAGGAGGGTGACGCTTGCAAGGTGGCCGCATTCTTTGATAGATGGGGATGGCGGGCCAAGTTGGTGTGGAAGCCGCTGAAGGGTGACACGTATGTGCGCTTCGTGGGGTACGAGGCGCTCATCAGCGACTGCCGGGTGGTGTATGACGGAGCCGAGGTGGTGATGACTCCCGAGACGGGGAGGTTTTTGAAAACCAAGGCCGATACAACGACAACCGTAACGCCGCAGGAGCTGAAGACGTGCATCCGCATCTTCGCGGCCAACCTGGCCGAAGGCTACAAGCGCGTGGAACCAATGCACGCGTTTATGCAAGCCATGTATGATGACAACGGCGGAGGCGTCGACGTAAGTGGCGAGGCGGTGAGGGAGCATTACCTCGCGACGTACGGCGTACTACCAGATGCAGGGATGAAGATCGCGGCGAACGTGCCGATGCCGGCATTTGAAGGCGGCGACGTGCTCAAGTGGAAGAGGCTTTTGCGCGTCGCGGCAGGCGACTTCACTGAGAGAGAGTGGTCGACGATGTGTCACATTGGCTCCATGCAGGTCCATGGAGCGGACTTAGCGACCAGCGTTCCCGCCACGTGGCGGGCGTAGCATTAATTAACTAACCTTGTTTCACCCCCGGCCGCTGCTGGGGTGTCGCACTGATAGCAACTAGCGGCCGCTTCGGCGCGTAATTACCTCTGGTATATGACACAGGTCCAGGGGGTCGTACACTTACTGCTGGGACTTCCGCGGGGCCAGCAGGCAAGATGGAGTGCTGCCGGTGTACGATGAGATGGTCCGACTTAGCAAATATCCAAGCGGTCGGTAGGGGACGCGGGTGGGCGCGTATCAGCAAACGCTGTCCACTTGGCCGGGTCTGTCCCTAATTCCACCCTTATGCCTCAGTAGCCGGGGCCAGTCCGGTGAAGAGCCTGGGGCCGTCGGGAGACGGTGGCGGTGAGGGCGCTCCACTACCCGTACGCAGCGGTTGGTGCTTGGGAGGGCACCGTAAAGTGGAGATTGCATTGCGTGAGGGACCCGAAGCGCGCTAGCCTGCGAGCCATGGGGTGAGTCTTACCTGTGGCGCATGTGGGCGAATGCGTGGATTCGTCGTTGGGCTCGCACGGCCCGGTGACTAACGGCTTACATCGGGGGCTTGCCAAGCCGCTCGTTAGCTAGGCGCGATGCACAAAATGGAACGGGCGTGATACGGCACGCCAATCTGCGGTTTGGGGACAGCCCCCCAGCTAAAGTGCGATGTTTAGCGAAGCCGGTGTGGGTTCCACGTCCTGTGACCAGGGGCGGGTCCGCGCCGGCGGGTGTTGCATGCATTCCGGCCAGCTGAAGGCCGATGAAAATTTGAAATCGTGGGCTTTTGTTTCCCAAAGGTGGTACTGTGTCCGCTCACGACTGCATGGGAGCGTTGTTGAACCGTGTTGTCGGTTGCAATGAAGGCGAAGACTATGAAGAAGACCCTCGCGAAGGTGAAGAAAGATTTGAAAATCAAGACAAAAACGAGATCGAGAGGCATGGCACGACGCAGTGCGACTGTGGTGTTAGCCCAGGGTGCGGCTGCTGCGCCGCGGCGCAACTTTGGTACTCAAGGCGTTGGGAAGAGGGCGAGCGTAGGCTCGCTGATGAGGTGTCTGGATGCGAGGGTTCCACGCACGCTCGGGTTGCCCCGGGCCGTTGGACCGTACACCATCATCCGCACCACCCGGCTCCACCAATCGGACGGAGATTTCATCATGTTTGCACCTTTCCTTTACGGCACCCCGAATTCGCAGGGGTGGCGTTGGCGGAATTGGTGCGGCGTGGAAGACGTGGCGTCGGGCACGGCAATTAGCGGGGCTTCGAACACGAAGCCGATGATTATGCCGATGGACGAATTAGGCGACGCCGTTGAGGTCGTGCCAGCAGGGCTGACGGTGCAGGTGATGAACCCCGAGTCGTTGCAAAACGCCACAGGCGTCTTTGCCATGACTCGCGTGAACCAGCAGCTTTCGCTTGGAGGGTCGACTGACACATGGGAAGACCTGAAACAGCGAGTGATTTCGTTTTACACACCACGCCTGCTGAC